AAGCGCGCATATAACCGTTTTTAGAGGGATTGCTCCCACCACCCTATAGAGGGGAAAGGACCTTAATTATTTAGACCAAGGCCCCAAGTCGTACCATCTCGGAACAAGATACCTGACAAAACGGTATCGAGTAGTGGCTCTTAAAGAGTAACTATTCCTAGTTGGCAAACCAACAGCGATATCAAACTCTTCGTTAACGGAGAGCGTGACAGAACTGCTGGGCAGCTGATAGGTTACAGTCTCTCTTTCTGACGGGTATCTAAGCTTGGAAAGTAATAAACCAAGCTCGCAACTTTGTCTAGATACCCCAATTTGGACAAGCGACGTCACGAAGAATCCTTCGAGTTGTCGTTTAGCCGCTTTAAGACGCGAGGGCGAGGCCTCATCGAAATTTGCAATGAGACCACCGTCCCCGAACCCTTCGCAGATCCAGATCCGTAATTTTGCCGGAACTGAATTTCGAAGGAATAGCCAACAAGTACGGAAACGAGCATCACAGTACCGGCCAAAGCCAATACGGTGAGCGAGTCGACGTACAGAGTTAGCCAGTCTATAAAGTGTGTCCACATTGGATAACCTCTTTTTCAAATAAAGAGGCTTCACGTCAAGCCCGTGGAAGTAGTGAGTCCCGCAGCTCTCACGAAAATACCCAGTTGAGAAACTCTTCTGGGCGTTCACGCTGAAGCCAAGGAACTCACAGAACTCCACGAAGAGCGGATAGGCGTCAGAAGGGATAACTACATCATCCCCGAAGACACCAACATACTCATCGGGTACACCAAGGTAATTACAAACCGAAAGTGCACACGCGGTGAATATGAGTGACTGGAGGGGGAAGGTAAAACCATTCCCCATAGAGGAAAATTTCTCTAATTTCAGCCACTTTTGTCCGATCCTACTCGACATGGACCTGCAAGAATCCAAGACGGAATGCCAAGCGCTAGGGAGGATCGTTCGTACCACCTCCGAACTAATAAGATCAGAAGCGGAACTAAAATCAACCGTCGCTAGCTTGGATGTCAGCGAGCCATAAAAGGCGAGCAGACCATTCCTATCTTGGGAAGCAAGGTCAATGCCTTCAGATCTAAGAAGGCGCCGACTTATCATCTTACCTATGCCCAGCTGGAACCAAACGTTCAAGCCGGGTTCGATTGCGATGACTCTGTCAGTCTTTGCATTCTTAGCGACAGTGGTAATCTTATTTCCCGGAGTGATCAGATAGCGGTCTTCACCGCGTTCGTCACGCTCCGAAAGTAGTTCACCCCAGAGAGGGTAAGCTACTGGAATAAGGTCAGCCACGAGATGATATAACTCTGGAGTGATTCCAGATTCAATCTGGAACTTATTCACAGTGCTGGTATCAGCTCCACCGAGGTGAAACGTACTACCAGGGCCCCATGAACACAGCTCAAACCATTCGTTAGGATCAAACTCGCCAAGAATCCTCTCAATTTTACGCGTAACTGCGTTAAGCAGCCACACGTTAGGTCCCTTGAATTGGGGATCTAAAGAGAGGTTTCGAAAACGAGCATTGGTCTGACGACACTTGCTTTCGCACTCGGTGAATTTTCCGAGCGCAACCTCTTTCCGATTGAAGGGTAGACTAAGAAAGTCAGCCTTCGACAGAAATGAGGTGGCGAGATAGTCGTCACGGAACTTACCAATTTCTTGGTAGTTCGAAGGATCAATTTCCAAGGCAACAAGCTGCTCATGCTCCTGATATTTGTAAAGGAGCCAAACAGCAAGGGACCGTGGAGAATCAATCCCACTAAGGAACGATTCGACCGCCTTCGTTGTTGAAGAACGAGGAACACTATACCTGCGAGCGAAGCTTATGCTATCGCGACTGCCATGCTTATGCATGATAGCTCCTAGAAGAGGTTAGTACAAGAATGCGAGGGCCAAAAGAAGGCCGACGCCAAAAAGGCAACAGCCAACAAAGAGCCTACGCATTACAATGATACTACAGTGGGGACAGAGCTGCATATCTTTACCAGATATGTTCGCCCTTATCCACCGCATAACCAACTTGATTACTGTTGGCGACGTTCAGAAGGTCGATACACATCTTTCGGATGTTTTCGGCCTCTTGTTCGGAGCACCGCGGGTGAATCAAGAAGGTCATGACCGCTTCATTGATGAAATCAACGAGCGTAAGCCCGCTGACGCCATCAACATAGGTCACAGGATCCTTAATTCTCATCTCAACGACACGCGGCGATACCTTCTTACCCGGGGTCGAAATATCGGCCAGGGTGGAGGCACTGTCGCGCACCGAGATGGTGAGAACTTCGGAAGCCGCGGGAACTGACGAGTTAAGATTGCGATAACGCATCACTCCGTTGGCAGCGTCCCCGTTAGGGGTAAAAGTGTGGGTGACAGGAGAGCTTTCGCCATCTGCCAGAGCCACGTTTGCACGAGCAACCATTAGGTTTCTCCTACTTACAGCCTTAGGCGTTGTCGAAGTAAAGCTACTGACGTCACACCTTTCTGGAAAGAGAGTCGGGGATCGAACGATGGAAGTCGAGGCATAGGGAAGGACGCAAGTCCCGACCTAATGCATTCGACGTAGTCGTGAGACCCCTTCGCACTAACCGTACGAATGGTGTTGCCAATACGCTTTGTGCCATTCGCGCCGACTGTGACTCTCCACTTCTCAAAGGTAGTTGTACATCCTTTTTGAAATGAAAAGCCAAGTGTCGCATCCCATGTGTCAATATAATTGCCAATAGGGATGAACCAGTCTGCAACGAAAGACCAGGGCAGTAGTTCCCAAGCAATAGCAGCGGGGTTGGTAACCCCGAGGCTACTGAGGTCCGTCAGGACCTCGTTGGAATAGGAAAATATGTAAACATACTTCCTAGTATAGCTACCCGCATCCACACGAGTGTACGGCACACCATACCAATTCCCTGGAGAAGAAGATTTACTCCAGTTAAAGGACTTGGACGATGATACCATAAACTTGCGTGGCTTGGAGCTGGCCTGAGCCAGCACCTCCATCGACGAATAAACATCGTTGATGAGGGGTCGCCAACCATACTGGAGAGCAAGCCAATCGTCGGATAATTTCTTCGACTGGCTGATTAGTTGCTGTCTGGTAAACTGCGACCTCCTTCTGGAATTAATCCCAGGGAGAAACACGGCTCCAGACTTAGACGGCTGCTTCAAATCGGGTTGCAACCCCAACGCTTTAGCTGCGCCGGAGAAGTTTCCTCGCTTCAAAGCACGTAGAGAATTGCCAATGGTGCCGGCAGTCCTATAGAGTAAGTCAGCGGTGCGCTTGCGCTCACCCATGGCCACTCCCAAGTTCACCTTCATTCCTTTTAGGTTTGTAAGTGACTTGTTTAAGGCTTCGGCATCAACGCTATCTCTACGGGAGTCCGTAAAAAGAGACGTATCATACGACGCAGGAAACACGGCAAGGCCAACATCCATTTGGAAGCTGTCCGAGTCGTAATCATAAATCGTAGCCACTCCGGACACGTTCCTTTGGTCCGTCTCGAAATAATGAAACGGATTCATCGGGTATTCGGAGCGCTTCAATGAACGAAAGTTAGGGGTGTTATTCGTAATCCTAACCTTAGTCCAAGCCCCAGAAGAGGGGAAGGAAATGTCAGGACCAGATTTAATAGCCCCAGTCTTTATGGACCAGACCGTCCGGTTAAAGAAACCCGGATAGGATCCAGTCTTGTTCATTGAAGTACGTCCCACAACTAATCTCCTATGAAAGGATCAACGGCTTAATACCGTCCTCTAAGTTCTCAAGCTCAGAAGCATGAGGGTTTCCAACCCCCATGTGAAGAAGTCTTCTACCCGAAGTGAATCATGATTTCGCGGTTACTAAGCAACTCGAAAGAGAGCTCAGTTTGCCAGCGAGAACCACGACTACCTTCGACGCCCACGTCGCATATAATGAACGGTGTATGAATAGGCATTTCTGCCGATCCACACATCATCCAAGTGCGAGTTGACATGGAATCCCGAAGCCATTTGCATGGCAATAGAATTCTACGATAGCCGACACGAGTGGAGAGATAATACTGGCTTCTAGACGTCTTGATGAATTCAAAACATCCATGAAGTTCAGGCATCAAATCATACTTTTGTACGGCTTTCATCATGTCACCTTATGGGTTAGATAGAAGATTGGAATGCCCGAAGGCACCCGTCTAAAACATTTAGACAGAGATCCCCGGTGGAAACCGGG